TGCGCCTGCCAGTAGTAGACGTCATCGGCTGTCGCGTTGATGGTGCTGGTGCCGCCTCCGTTACTCACCAGACAGAAGCGGATGATTCCCCCATCTAGGTCGTTACTGGTGACAAAGAAGCCTCGCGCGCCACTGTGGGAGAAGAACGAGCTCCCGGCACCAGAGGCCGTGTACCACCCCGTGTCGCCGTCGTGGGCGGGAGTGGCGGTCCCGGTGGCGAGGAAGCGAACGATGCTGCTAGTGACGACCACGCCGACGTCTACCGCGTCCGAGGGCGAGCGCATCCCGTTGACGCTGATCTCTACCCAGTCGCCGACGACTGCCGGGATGTCCAACTCAACCAGAGTAGTTCCGTCTGACTCTTTGACGACCTGCCACGAGCTACCACCCGTGTTGGGACAGGTGAAGTTGCCCGATGTGATACGCGCCGCTCGGACAGCGATGCCACCACCCGCACCTGATGCCGGCACCCACTTCTTGGCCGTCGTCGTGTACGTGAGCACCTGGCCGTTAGTCGCCGGTACGGTGAGGATGTCGACGTCTTGAAGCTGGCTCAGTGCCACCGGTTCCGGCTGATAACCAAGGATGTCGATATCTCCCAATGGGTGTTGATTGATATCGACGTTGTTGCGTCCGGTGATGGTGACACTGTTGGGATTGCTCAAGATAGCTGTCGTGCCCGGCAGAAGCATGGAGTTCGAAACGTCCACGCCCGCCTGGTCGATCACTAGGCTGTAATTCTGCGAGCTCACCAGCCGGCATGAGTCGACGTGCATCATGCCGATGCGGTTGGGCTCAGGGTCACTCGGACCAATAGGAACATCGGTCGGATCGAAGAAAATAGCGCCCGTGTAACCGGTGTCCGGCGGCAGCGTGTAGCCCGTCGCGGTGTTCATCGAGATAGAGCAGCCCCACACAACGATGTCCGCGCCAGGGTACGTGACCACCTGGACGCCGTCAGCGTGAGCGCCTTCCGCCGGTTCGAAGTCCGAAAAGTGGCACATCTCGAACACCGTCGGTTCGGTATAGCTGCGGCCGATACGCGCGGAGTCGTCTCCGTTGTGGACAACACGACAGAATCGCGCGGTGAACCCGGCACCACTGAACGCTGTGCCCAACGCGGTGATCGTGCACCAGGACAACCGACGGCCAGTTTCGAAACCCGTGTTGGCGTCTAGCCGTACACCAAAGTTTGCATTACCACAGTTGATGGAGCAGTTGAACAGGTAGGTGTCATCCTGCGGGATGATCAGCTCGCTACACACGAAATTGTAGTTCTCGTATGTGCCGCTGTTCAGTGTGATCCCGTTGTTGGGGTTGTTGTCAGGATAATCAACCAGAACCGTCGGGTCCCACAGACCGGCGTACGTCTCAGCAACATCCCACGGCCGGACTGGGTTGGGGACTTCGTCCAGGGGTACCAGACCGCTGCTGTCCAAGCGGGCCACGCCGTTTGGCTGACCGACGGTAGACGCCAGAACGTACAGCGCCGTCGATGTGGACAACGTGCCGCGTGACGCCGTCGAGAGGTCCAGCGTTGATCCCGACGGCGTCACCACGTACGGCGATGGATTGTCAGCGCCCTGGATATCTTCGTACACCAGGTATTGCAGCGTTGTGGCTTCGGCGTTGCTCGCCAGTTGCCCTGAAACATTGCCGCCGGAAAGCGAGAAGGTGGTTGGCGATGCGATGATGATATAACCGCCGCCAGGCGCTTCCATTACTGGCTGAAGGGTGACTTTCCCGTGGGCCGTTGTCCCGTCGGGGCTGACCCAGCCGTGAGCGCCACCGGTAACTGTAAGCAGTGTCGGAGCCACAAACTCCTAGGCGTCGTCTAGTTCGATAAGCCGAGACCGAAGCCTGACAGCCTCGTCCAGAAGCATGGCGTTAGCTTGCAATACCCTGGCCATCTGGAACGTGTGAACAGTCGCCACGATCAAGTTGAGTAGTGTCGCGACACCGGCCACAAGGGCACCGAGCGCGCTGGACTGACCCGCTGTCAGTAGCCCGATTGTGGCTGCAACACCGATCAGTGTGTTGGCAAGTCCGGTCCAGCCGCCTTGTGCGAGCGCAGCCTTGAAGGCTTCCCACCTAGTCATTGTGCTAATCATTAGGCTCCTGGATTGAGAGTCACGGTAATGTTCGCCGTCCCCGTGAGCTTATCCGGAGAGATCTTGGCGAGTGCATTAGAAATGGCCGTCAGTTGGTTTTGGATAACCATGAGCTGTGACACGATCTGTGGCAGCGTTACACCGACGGCCTTGCCGAGTGCGTTCGGCTCATTCTTGATCGGAGCCTGCGCCCAGCCAGACGTTGCCGTGCCAGCCACAGCAGCCTGAAGGCGGGCCACCGTTTGAAGAAAGTTGGGATCAGTGATGGGAGTCGTCATACCGTCGTCCTGTGGTTGATAGGGGGTGGTGTCGACGCCGGGCCAGTAGTCAGCTACAACAGACAGGTCGTAATGACCGCCGCTAGCAGGATTGTCGGTGTACTGCTTAGCCACCATGCCGTCAGGCAATGCGGCTTGGCCGTCGTAGTGCGCAATCCAAAAGTGCGGCAGTGCTACCCCGGCAGCCGAGAACGCCGATACAACCGACGGATACATTGATTGACTACAGTAGACAGTCGGATCGACGCCAGCTTTACGGCGCATGACCACCCACGAAACGGCCTGTGTGGCACTCGCGTCGCCGGGCTCCACGTCAAGTACTTCGCCGTCATTCACTGTGGCTCGTACGGCGATGCGCACCTTGACGGCGTTGGGGAAACGCGCCCAGTCCGCTGCGGACCAGGCGTACCGGCTTGGCGGCAGGTAGCCCGCGACCATCTCAGCGTCGGCAGGAATGTCGCCCGCGTTGATGCTGTCGTACATGAATCGGGTCAGCGAATCACCCCACCGATAAATCGACGCATTATCTACTTCCAGTGTCGCGTAATTAGCAGGAGGAACAGCATGATATCCGCTGCGAGGAGTTCCCAATAGATAGCAGCCATTATTTCACCACCGGTTGTACGACGTCGCCGCCCTGGTCGAGTAGGTAGTCAAACGATTCCCAGGTGAGCCACGCATGGCCGTTGTCGCCCCAATCAGTACCCCAAGAGTTACGCACACGAATCTGTTGATTCTTCACATCGTTACCGACGATACAAATCTGATGACCGCCAGCAACCTGGGACGTAGGGTCGACGTCGATGACGTTATACGTATCCGGCGTGAACATGCTCTCATACCAGGTGACACCGATACTGATCGGACCGTTATTGAGCATCCGCAGCGCCAAACCAAAACTGCGCGTGTGAATGTAGTCTTTAATCTTGCCCTCTTTGATCAGGGCTTGCATCGACCACGCCCCTGTAGACCCCGTGTCGTTCGGCGGGTACTCCCCTGGGATCTGGGAATCATCGATACGCGTTTCCAGCTCATAGAGTTTTACAGCGTCGGTCTCCGTGAGGTTCACACCCGCCGCACCGAACGGCTCCGTGACCAGGCACCCCAAAGCAGCGTTAGCGGTACAAGAACCCAGGTTTCCCTGATCGAAGCTAGGAAGATACTCCGTCCACGACGTGTAGCGGACAGCCTTAAACCACAGGCCGCTGACGTGTCGTGCGTCTTTATCGGGATCGAAAGCCACCGGGACCTGGTGCCGGCCGAGCCGGTAGGGGTTCTCCGGGTTCTCTCGCAAGTACTGAAAGTCAAGCATCTAGTAAGCCTTTCACGTGTTAAGAGTTCAGCTGCTGTGAGAGTGTCTTCACTTGGATACGCAAGTACCCTATTTCGGTTTGCGCGTCGACAAGTTGATTGTTGAGGACGGTCGCGCGGTGTGTGGCGTCGTCCAGCTGTCCTTTTAGTGTAGTGATAGTGTTGTTAGCGCCGGACAATTTCGATTCGAGTTCGGCAACACGCTTTTCGTAGGGAGCAAGCAGGGAAATAGCAGACTTGACAACCATGCGGTCACCTTCGTCCAGAGCTTGCCGCGCCTTATCCTTGCGGCGGCGAACAGCTTCGATAATGCCGTACACACTAGGCAACCAAGCCAACGCACCGACAACGGCGATAATTACTTCAACGCTCATAAACCCCCACCATCATCGACGCGCTTGATGTCGAGGGTAATTTGACGGGCACGTATAAAGAACGCCACACCCAACCCTAGGGTGAGTGCTCCAGAGAACGCGACACCAGCCGCAGTAAGGCCAGCCACCGCAATAACGATTGCCGTATAGACGACGCACAAGACGCCGAGAGTTAACAGGCCGCCGCGTTCTGTAAAAAGTGCCCACATTCTGTTGGTAAGCGCGCCGACAAGTGAGACCGAACCGCCGGCGATGAGCCCTGAATACCAGACGTACTGTCCCCAGATAGGTAGGATAGCGGCAACAGCATGAGAAGATGCATCCGGCGAAACAAGCCCGCTCGTACCAGCCAGAACAAGAACCAATAGCACGACTATTTCAAAAGGACTCTTGCTAGTGTGGACAATACGATGCATCAACACCTATGCGAGTTCGGTTATGCTTGTCGGCGGCCAGCCCGCCGGGCTAGGATAGTTGATCATATTCACAGAGGACCCGACAGTGCCGTCTAGAAATTGGACGCCTTCAGAGATAGCTATGAGCCGCCTGTCAGGTGTTTGACGGTATGTGAACGTGCTCGTACGCACACCGCTGTCGTCCCACGTGTGGAACACGCGCCCACCCGAGCTTTGGCTGTACACGGTGATGGGAATCGCTTCACCGCCGGCAAACGTGTTCCACGAACCTGAAGTGCCACGGGTTCGAAACAGTGACGTCGGATTACCGGGGAGTGCGTTGAAGTCAAGACAGGTACGCAAATAGCTACTTCGGGTACCACCCTGCTGCTGAAGCAGGATGTGATAGGTAGTTCCACTGGTCAGTCCGGATACCACCATCGGCACCGGGATCTGTGGCACAGCGAATACGGGAGCCGACTGGTAAGACGAACCGAAGATGATAAAGACCTGCCACTGGCCACTCTGGACCGGGAACAGCAAGCAACCGGCGGCCGACGAACCTAACGGATTGACTTGTTGAGACCAAAGCTGAGCCGGACCCGTGGTGGCGTCAAAGGTAATTGATTGCATAGCAGATGAGGTTGTGCTGAAGAAATCAGTGAATCCGCACACCTGATATACGCCGATGGTTGGGTCACTGGCTGTGTTAAAAGCGGTGATCGGTGTTGGCATGTTCGGGCCAGACTGCCACGTACCGAGACTGCCATCGCTGTTGATGGCGGCGTAATACATACTGGCCGTTACCGTATTAGCCGTAGTCAAACCGCCGAACACCACCAACCACCCGTTACACACGAACGCCTGACCGGCCCAGGTTGCCACAGGCAGCGGCGGGCCGACATTCCAGGTGGTGATCTGCCCGTTCTGAACGGTAGCCCATAGCACATCGGCTATGGCGGCGTTACCTGCTGCGTTCTGGCCGCCGATGATATAGATGTTCTCGCCCGAGGTGGCGCACATGCCGGCGAAACGCGCTGACGGCAGGGAAGTCTGATTGGACCAACCGCCGACGATGCCGTTAGTGGCGTCCCACGACGCCGTGTACACCTTGGCCGTAGTAGTGAACGAAGTTTCGTTGGTGACACCGCCTGCGACAACAAGAGTGTCGGTTGTCGCACCGAGGAAAAGCTGATCAGTCGCGGCGGGCAACACCGGCTGCGGAACTGTATTTCCCAGCATGAATCCCGAGCCCGGATACGGAACCACGAATACCGAGTTAACGGTTGCGGTCCCAGCCTGGTTCTGGCCCCCGACTGTAACAAAAAAGTTGCCCGTTTGAATGGCGGTCGGATTGGTAGCACCTCCGTCACTACCAACGGCGGGTGAGGACCAGTCGATAGACTGCCAGTGGGCCGCTACGAGAGCTGTGTACGCGGCGACGGCGAGAGGATTCCCCGTCGGTTCAATGATGACCTCGGTGGAGGGCGCTGCCACGCCAGCAAACTGCGAAAACTGGTTAATCCAACTGCCGGGGATAATCGTACTGGCGATCACTGTTCCGGGCGAACCCGAAGAGTCGGCGCACAACGATACTTTGAGATCTGCTCCGGTGCCGATAGGCAATAGCGGAATCGTCAGACGGCCGATGTTGGTCCCACTCATGGTGAAGGGCTGGTCGTAGTCAAAGATGTCCAGGTGGTATATCCAGAAGTTGGCTGGATCGTCCGTACCGTGTCCCTCACCCGCTGGTGTTACAACGGGGCTTCCGCCGTAAACAGGTGTCGCGTTGTGTGTGCCTAGGAACTGGTCAATCTGTGCGGATTTGTCGACCGCGTTAGTGTCACCGGTAAGGCCGTTACGTGCCGCAGACCAGTTCGGTGTTGCCATTAGCTCTCCAGGGTGAACTCTGCCTGAAATTCTGCGTCAGTGAAGTAACCGTTCCCAGATGGCGAGCCCAGCCACACAAGACCGGCCCAGAAAGGCTGCCCCCAGGTAGGCGGTGTCACGAGCCACGCATCCACTGGGACATCAACTTCCACACCCGCATCTGGAATAATAGCGCGCAACGAGCCGTCGTCGTTAACAGACCATGTCAGTGACAGACCGGGATCTACCTTCGTCGCGAAAGCCTGTACGTCTCCTCCGTCAACCCACTGCGCGGCATCGTAATGCGGCTGGTTCTGCGTATACAAGACGATCACTCCTTTTACAGGGCTCGAACCCACTGCACCATCAAACCGGAGTTACCGGCTATGGTGTTGAGATTGCCGCCTGAATTCTGGTCAACTACTAGCTCAACATAGTCAGTAGAACCATTGAGAAATACGGTTACCGTTCCTGTCGGTACACCCGTAGCAAATGCTGAGCCGGCAGCAGGTACGGTCACCGATGACCCAGATACCGTTGCCGAGCCATTTAGCCTAACAATGGAGTTTCGCGCGCCCGCAGTGCTGACAGCCCAGTTGGCTACACCAGCCACCAGGTACCTACCCGGAATAGTCGGCGTGATCCGCGAGTTGTTAACACTGGTCGAGTGCATCCCAAAAGGATCGAAATCGCTGCCATCCATGGTGATAGCGGTGATGATGTTCGTGGTAACAGTCTGCAAGGTCGCCTGGTGGATGACACAGACAGGGCTATAGAGAAGAAAGTTAACCTGCGCCAGGAGTAGCGCCTCATTGGTACTTGCCACAGACTCCTAGGTGATGCTCACGAGGTTGCCTGACGCGTAACCGAGCGCTCGGTTAGACGTCAGGTAGCCGGTCTGGGTTTGTCCCTGCGTGTATTCGGACAGCGTGACCAGTTGGTTGGTGCCGTTGAAACCGCTGAGCGTCCACCGTGCGCCGAGATCTTCCCAGGTATGGATAATCTGTCCGGATAGCGTGTAGTCGAAAACCTGATACAGCAAACCGAACGTTTGCGTCGTCCAGGTAATACCGTCGGTTGACGTAGAGCAGCCGCTAGCTTGGTTCGACTTGAACCAGTTGAAGACGTTGCCCGCCGAACCGTCAATACCCATGACAATCCAGTAGGCCGTTGAGATGGAAATACCTGCGGGTAGCGGAATGGAAATGGGGTTCGAGGACCCGCTGAGGAAGTCCCTGGGTAGCAGTGTAGAGACCAGAGGTGTACCCGAGGGCTTACCCGAACTATCCGCCTGGATAGAAACGCTGACCGGCGGCGGGGTGCCAGTGATGGACAGCGTTAGTACCGCTCGTCCGATCGTTGTCTGTGATCCGGCTGAGGTGAACTTCTGCCCGATGTAGGTGGTCTGTGTCGACTGAGAGCCCGAACCGGCCGTCGTCTGTTGGGACTGCACAACACCTGTGTAGACGATGGTGGCGGCGTGGGTACCGAGAAATTGGTTGACCTGGCCTGCCTGTGTCGCCTGATTTGTGGTGGCCGCGAGCCACACGGGGGTTGCCATTAGGGTCCCATCGAAAAGGACGCTTGGAGGATTAGGGCGTTGAGGTTCGTCACCACGACAGACGGCGAAAAGAGCTGGTGGTCTAGCAGCGTTCCGTCGTTGGTGCCAGAGTCCGCGTTGGCGAAGACACCAGCCTCCGTGACCGCCCAAGTGATGGGTGGCGGCGGGAAATAGAATAGCCACGTGGCCAGCGCGGCGATAGAGGATGACGCGGGACTGGCCGCACCGGCTTGTACCTGCTCCCTGCCGAGCTCGGCGTACAGCTGGGTATCGGTCTTAGCGACGGTCCCGGTACCGCTGCCTACGGCCCCCCAGAGGGGCGTGAGATAGGTCGGTGTCGCTACCCCGATGTTCGGCGCCTGATCCTGGATACCGGACCACACCAGCGCCGAAGCGAACGTCGAGTACCCGTTGGTGGTGATGATGTTGGCACCTTCCCGTCGGTCGACCTCGTTCCCTTGCGCGTCCACGACGATCAGAGCCAACCGACCGTAAATCTCCAAGGACTCGTGGCTGCCTAGCTCCATGTGGTCGCCCCCCAGACACCGTTGTCCCACGTGGCCGGCGCAGCAACGTTGGTTGTCATCGAGTCCGCCATGGGTATGGTTTCGTCGATCTCAGCGAACACACCTAGCTGCGTGGTGTCCGTGGCCTGGACGGGCGGCAACAGCCCTTGGTTCAGCGTGGACAGTACGTCGATCAGAGTAGTCGGTCGATACACACCGGGCATTAGATCCTCACCGCCGTGATTTGCATGGTTCGATAGCCACCCTGGTCGAAACTAACCCTGTTCTGAATGCACAGAAACGTGTCGTCAATACCGATGGTGTTGCCGTTCTGTACGTCAGGTATGAACTGATTGACGTAACGAAACGTGTAACCGGCGCGGACCCAGCCCATCCAATCCTCAGAAGTATTGAACGTAGCTCGCTCGACGGGAAACGCGTACTCCTGACGTTCCCGTTGTGCGCGGGCTAGCGCCATTGACGTCGTGGTCAGCGTGGTGTCCGAGATGAACTCGCCAAAGATACCGCCGTTAGGTCCGTTGAAAGTAACCTGCGACGCCCTGTCGTTGACCTGTACAACGATCGGGATGTTGTAGCTGTACCATATTTGGATCAGCGTCCCCTCGGACGGAGCCGTGTTCGCGGTGAGGTAGTAGGCGCCGATGTTGTTCTGAACGATGTTCCAAGCCGCACCAGGGACCGACCCGGCGGAGTTCGGACTACCGGCCGGTACAACGTTGATTTCTAGCTGGCGTTTATTGACCTTGAAACCCCCGACGTTTGCAAAGGTAAACTTGAGCGGCCACGCTACTGTCACACCGTCACCGCGAAATACGTCCGTCGGTGGGTCCTGACTGATAGATGTGAAGATGAGTTGAGCCGCGCCTTGAACGAGGATTCGATTGTGGACAGTCGTGCCATCCCACTCGTAGGTGTTCGTACTGTCGAGAAGCACGTGTCCCTCGGTCGAGCTGTTACCTGTAGTGGGATGCGTCGTGAACGTAACACCACTGTCCAACGCGGTGTCAGCGTTATAGAAGTGAAGCGCCCGGTTCTCGTCCACGTACCAGCCGTACGGTGTACTCTGTCCGGCGAGTTGCGCCAGTGTTTTCCAGGCTGCTGATAGAGATTGATAGCCGATGGTAACGGCCGTCAGACTGGGTCCAGGCGCTACGAACCCACCGTGAGGAATCGTGGCGGCACTGATTCCACACTGCGCCTGGTTCGTCAAGGACACCACGATGTCTTGTGCATTGAAGTTGTTGAACACCCCAATTACGGGCGTACTGTTGTCCGCGTAGAAAGTATAGTCAGTACAGTTCAGCGTCCATTCGTTGCGCGTGGGGCCATCGATCTGGAGTTGTGGATCGTTGATGACCCCGGCGAACAGCGTCACACCGATGTGGTCGTCTACCAGCTTTACTTGTGACATGACGGGAATGACGGTGATGGTGGGCGTCGTCGTGTATTCATCCACGAGACAAAAAGTGGCGGTATCGCCTTGACGACCGAAGTTTTGGGTAATCGTCATCTGCGAGAACATGCCGTCGTACGCTAGATGTTGCGTATAGTCCGTCGGACTGCCGCCAGGCGGCGTGATGGTGAACGTCAAGTGGGGCAAGCCAGGTAGAGGCATAGACCTACTTCCTAATGTTCACACCAGCGCGTTGCAACATCAACACGAGGGGCTGCCCGATCTTATCCACGAACACTTGCATATCCCGGTCAGACATCAGCTGGTTGCCTTGCATAATAAACTGGATTGGGCGGCTGGCGTTTGCGTTTCCGACGGCATTCGAGGCGTTCAATCCGAGGCTGACGCCTACCTGCGCACCAGCTTGAGCTCCGGTAACAGCCTGCTTGGCTACCACCTGCGCCGCGTTGGTGACAAGGTGCGCGTTGTCCAGGATACCTTGTGCGATACCGGAGGGGATGTGCGCACCGACTTCTTTTGCCATAAGGCGCGACGGCGAACCAATACCGAAGAATGACTTGATGCCGTTAAGGATCATGCCACCGAAGCTCTTGATCTTGTCTAGCACCCAACCGGCCGCGTCCTTGATCCCATTCCACAAGCCTTCGACCAGATCCTTGCCGATGGTGTAGATACCTTTTAGGATTGAACCTATCGCTTTTATTACGCCGCCAAAGATTTCCTTAATTCCATTCCAGGCTTTCGACCAGTTGCCGGTAAACACGCCGACCACGAAATCGATTATTCCCTTGATCACCTGTATGACGCCTTGTATGTAGCCCTTCACCATTGTGACAAAGTCGCCGACGACTTTTGCCACCGCAGTCCAGGCTGGACCCAGAACGTGTAGCAGAATGCCGACTATCAACGTGATAATTGGAATGACGACAGACGAAATCGCAGAGACCAATTGACTGAGTATTTGAATGACAGGACTGACCGCTTGTACGATTTGAGTCAGCGCAGTAATCAAGGGAAGCGCAGCGGGCAGCAAAGTAACGAGTGCTTGAACCACCATTGTGATCACTGGTTGCAGCGCTTGCAGGATTTGAACTAGAGCTTGAAGAATCGCGCCAGCCAATTGTCCCAGCGGAGGGATCAACGGTGTGATCACAGGCAACAGCATATTAAATGCTTTTACGATGATATTGGCTACGAGGTTTCCGACTTGCACGAGCAGTGGCGTCAGTTTTACTATGACAGGAACCAGACCCGCCGCCAAGGCAGAGACCACTTTTACCACGACAGTAATGATAGGCATGAGTGCGGTGACCACTTTAGCGATCAACTGCGCCAGCGGGGCGAACAGTTTTCCGATCGCAGTCAGCCCGGGCGCCAGCGCGTTAATCAATACTGTCGCCACTTGAAGTATAGGTCCCAGCGAAGCTAGGAAAGCGTTAGTGACTGGCATCAGCGCATTAAGCAAAGCACCTATCACGCCAACGAGTTGTCCGACCACCTGAAATAGCAACTTCATGCCGGTCGCAGCCTGGCTCATGTTGATCCCGGTTAGTAGACCAACCAATGCGTGTGCCAATACCCCGAGCCCGGCCGACAGTTGTACGACCACCGGCTGTACGGTCTTAACAGCGGGTGCCAATCCAGTGATGAGAATTTTGACGAAGTTAGTCAGACCTCCGCCGAGCGTAGTAATCATCGGCCCCAATGCCTTAATACCTTGCTGTAGCTGTGGGCCGACTTGTTGCACCATCTTGCCGAAGCCTTGTATCGTCTCGTCTAGTGGTTTCTGTAGCTGCTTGAACGAATTGGCAAGTGGTGTCAGGGCCGTCATTAGCGATTGTTGCGTGGCGTTTAGTTTCTGTCCGGCCGCCTGTAGCTTTTGATAGTGACTGACAAGCCCAATGGCGCCGACACCGAGCCCAGCGAAAATGCCGGGGATACCAAGGGAAAGAACACCGCCGACGGGGCCGGCAAGAGCCGCGATGGCCAAACCTATGGCCTGCCACTGTTGTATACCCCCGCCGGCCTTGTTACCGGCGTTGCCAGTGCTGTTCCCTAGTTTATCCATATCACCGGAAGCGCGTTTGACATCCTTGTCAGCGTCGTCAACCGCTTTCGCAAAACGGTCGAACTCTTCTTGTGTCCCAACGGCGGCCCGGCCGAGATTAGTAACGTGGTCTTTGGAATTATCTAGCGATCCGCTGAATACATGAAATCCATCGGAGTTCGCCGCTAGATCTCCTTCAAACTTCCGAAACTCGGCTTCGGTTTCTTCCATACCGTCGCGCAGATCACCACTAAACTTTCGAAACTCGTCGCCAGCTTCACCGAACGAGTCGTGAGCCTTGTCACCTACAGACCCCATAGACTCGTCCATGGAGTCCGATGCCGCCGCCGTCTCAGCAGAAGCGGCGTCGCACGCGGCGGCGTACTCCTCTACGTTTTCTCTAGCCTTGTCAAACGCCTCGTCCGTGCGATTATCGGCCTCCAGAACGGCCAGCAGCACAGCTTCACTTACGGCCAGAAGCCTCCTCGCGGTCGAGCGCTTGAATGATTAAAAAGTATTCACGGACCTCACGCCACGGACGCTCACCCAGCGGCCTAGCCGGAATTCCTAGTCGTTCCCAGAGACGTGTCTCCATCAGAAATTTCTGTAGCGCCGGCGGTCCCGCTGTTCCCATCCGAATCGCCGCTGACAGATTCATCGCGAAAGGTTCGATCAGCCGACCTGTCCACGGTGTTGAGTTCGTCTACCCGGGCATAGATCCTGGCGAACACGGTGTCTGGCAGTCGACCGACGTTGCGCAGCCGGGCTGAGTCCGGGGACAGTGCCCAGGTGGTTCCGTCGGCCTCGTCAAGATTCCAGTCGACGATTGAGTAGGCCACCATTATCTTGCGGTAATTCTCGAAGTCTGGCGCCACGACACCGTGCATCTTGCCGCGTTCGTCCATTTCGGCTTGAACACGGTGCATGAACTTGTCGGCACGTTCCTTCTCGTCGTGAGTCAAGGTAGTCTTGATCTTGATGAAATAACTGCCGCCCGCCGGGATGTCCTCGGTATCGTTATAGAGATCTTCAAATGCCATTTTTCCTCGATTAGTAGGCGGCGCTCTGGCCGTTCGTAACAACTGCCTTAACGGTGAACTGACTACCGCCAGTCAGCGGCCGGCTAGCCTCGAAGTTCAGCGTCGTCATGACGACGTCAGCCAGCTTCAAGTCGTTTTTATATTTGGACAGCACAATCTGTGGGCAGGTAATAGATACGGAGTTGCCGCCCATGCCGGGATGCGTCAGGGTAAAGTTCAGCGATCCGAGCACACCGGTCTCCATCGTCGTGAAGTCGCCGTATGTAGAGTCGTCCAAGCTATCCCAGACAACATCAAAAGACCCGTTGACCGTCAACGTCACTGGCGTAATAAAGTTGGGGCCGTGTTGCTGGCTGAACGTGTACGTGCTCTTGAGTCCGTTGTCGATTTCAATTTGAATGTTCGTAGCCTCAGCACGCGAGTTACCGAAAGCGGTCAGCGCACCCTCGGCGAAGACGAACGGAATTTCATTCGTGATGGAAACTGCCGTCGGTGTATCCAGAACCGCAACGGCACGCCCGGTGACATCCGCCGTCATCGTAACGGCCTGGTCTCCCGTCGGGCACTTCATCGTGAGTTTTCCAACCTTACAGCCGGCAAACTGAAGCGACTGAAAACCACCAATGTTCTTTTCAACCGTGATGGATGACAGCGTATTAGCCTGCGAAACGGTGTGCGTGTACGGGGCCACAGTGCCGGTAACGGCGTCGGTGCCAATGGCGTACACCAAAAGAGGAATACCGTTGGTCGGAAAAAGCGGACCGTCGATGTTGCCGGTGTACTTGGCCTCGCCGTACATGTTATAAATCTGCTTGTCCCGTACGCCTTGCATTACGCCGGGCGAAAACCAACCGGGATCGGGCTCAATGGAACAGTCCGTATCTGGCTGAAAAGTGGTGGGCGTTACCGGTGACCCGAAGGTGACTTCCTTAGCCAAACCTACAGCACTAAGTGAGCCAGGACGCTCGGTAATAGTGGAAAAGGCCACAGACCTCCTGATTAATCGAGCTTCTCTGACTCGTCGGTTATTTCGATCTCGCGAATGTCGATACGGGTCGTTTTCCTGTTCTTGGCAACGAAGTCCTTGGCGGGCTTATCGGCTGGTTCGATATGACCGTGCTGAAGAAACGCCCTCTCACGTCCTTTAGGAAGGTCGAACTCATCGCCATGGTGCACAACGCCAACCGGCGCCTCGAACGTGGTGACAACAGATCCGGTATAGCGTGCGCGCATTACCTCTCCAATGCTCTGCGTAGATGGTTTTCCATGATCTCCGTGAACTGGTGGATGATGTAACCCTCATCACGATCCATGGCGCGTTCCTGAAAATTATTGGCGGACTGCCCTGGATGAATTACGTGCCAGGCGAAATACTCACGTCCAGGTTCGGGTCGATCCCACCAGTGCATGTGCGGAAAGTTCCGTGCGTACATGTCGTGCATGTCCGCGCCACCGATGACAGGTCTCGCGTAGGGCGTGTTCGCAGTGAACTCCATGCGCATCCTGCTCCCCGTAAGATGCCGTTCCATGCGCAACGACGCCACCAGCCGGCCGCGTGTGTAGAAGTGTGGGCGCCTGTTAACGGGGCAGTGTGCACGGAGCGTTTCTAGATAGTGTGGGCCAACGGTATCAGCCCATTCGGTGACAGCAGCCGCCCAATGGAACTTAACAGCCGGATAGAGATCCCAACCCTCACCCACCCTGTGAATGCGCAGGCTCATGCTTGAACGATCTCCTTCACGTTTATAGTCAGACCTGACCCGTACTGCAACATGCGCATGTCATCCGTGAGGCGGCCCGGCGGACTATCTACTTTTCCAGACTCGGCAATCAACACCAGTTCGGTCTCGCGACCCGTCACGTTGTCCGTAACAAATATCGGCATTTCGGTAGTGAGCAATTGCCAGAGAACGGCGTCCACAAACGCGGGCATCATGTACTCAAGGTTGTCGACCTGAGTAGACATGAGCAGCGTCAGGTAAATCTGTATTGGCCAGTCGAACTGTTGAAATCCTGGGCCACGGGGCATCGACTGCCGTTTCCAGGCCGCAGCCGAAGCCGCACCGACGATGTACGCTTTAGGTCCGCTGGCCATCTGAATAGTGGGCGGCTGTACCTTGGCGTCGAGTGGTTGCGCCTGGAACGGTATGGCCATGCCATCAATGACTGTCTTGATGTGTTGGCACATGGAGTTGAGCATTAGATCACCCGTCGGTACGGCTTGAGCAACTGGTGTGCCATCTTGCGAAGGCCGTCTTGATCGTGCTCAGTGGTCGCCGACGCGCCCCGTACGCTCTGAATGGTGTAGGAGTTAGCGCCCTCGGTCATCATCTCTGCTGCGGCTAGGAGAATCGTCGCCCAGAAGATCACTTGAGGCATAGCGGATACGACGATCCCCGGGTTGTGGGGATACTGAGGCCCCGTCACGAGCGTTGCGATACCTGGCCCTACGGGGACGGACACACCCATCGTAGTAACTGGGTTGTTGGCAACTACTGAGGCGATTTGAAGCGTCTCGGTTTCGGCTCCGTCGTACAGGAAGCACGTGGCTCCAGCCAGACCCGTCACGTCGTCCACGGAAATAGTAGCTGCGTCAGCCGTGCATTCCGCTGTGAGACTGGTATGTGGCCAACCGTTCGTGTAGGCGATTTGCAATCGGTACGCCTCACGCCCCTGGAACCAGTTGACATAACCGCGCGCAACGTCGATCTGCGCGGGACCGGCCGCATCGGCACCGGGCGCTGACGTCCCGTACGGACTGCTGATGTTGGTCCGAGTGCGCATCTGGTCGCCGGGGATGTTGGTCCACTGTGGCGGGAGCGTCGCTGCGTAGGAGACCTGCCCGCCGATGATGTTTATGACGGGCCACCGGCTCACCAGCATGGACGCCAACCCGTTTTTTACGGTGAGCCGGAAGTCTGGGCCGACCTCCTCTTCGAGATCCAGTGTGGCGCGAAGAGGTTGGTTACACCAGGAGTCGACTTCACCGGTTGCCCGCCACGCGATATTGGCTTGCTCCGCGAGCTGCTGTTGCAGAGTCGACGTGGGCAGCGGGACCGTATCCCAGGGCATGCCCGTCGGTGCGTCTGTCAGCATTTCCGGAGTTATGTAGGGAGTAGCAATCGAATCACGCTGCCTTCCTACGCTGTCGTCGCAAGCATTTCGTACAGGTCCAGCCTTCGTCCTGCCATTCAGCGTGGTGTGCGCACACACGATCTCCGCATTCTTGGCAGTCCAGTATTCCGGCTGGACGTGTCTTCCGTCGGTGTGCTCCGCCACATCGCGGACAGCCGATGTTGCCGATACCCAAGAGGAATCACCGCCTACTTACCAGGCTTAGCCGACTCCACAAGCTGACGCAGAACATCAATCATGCCCGGAATAGCGGCGATGCCTTCGAGCATGGATCGGTTAGCGTCGGTCTGATTAGCCTTGAGAACACGTTCCTCGTCGATAGTCAGCGGCGGGGGTTGATCAGCCGGTCCCCACAGCTCACTCCCGGCCAACGTCGGCTCACACTTAACACATGCAATGACGAAATCGCCGGGTTCCTCTTTGGTGTTCTTACCGGTGCCTGTCTTCACGACGGAACGGGAATGCTTACAGCCGTCGGGACCGGTGTACGCCTGAATTGAACTGGCTGCACGCAGCGCCATAATCCTCACTTAAGTTTGTTGCCGCACTTGGCACACGTGTCACTGAATTTATGCGGCGCAAAACCGCACGCACAGCGCTCGATATCGAGACCATAAAAGGCACCGAGCACGGACTTGTTGATGTACTTACTACCCTTCTCGCGTATCTGGGCAGCGTGGTGGGGGTTGTCCACGGCGATACGGCCGTGCCGGTCAGCACCGTAGCGTGTACCGTCGGAGTCGATTTTCAGACCGCCACACCCGGGCGGCAGCGTGAATTGTTCGCTCATGATCTCCAAAACAATAGTAGGTACCCGGTTTGCTCTCTTTGTACGCCCTTGCTATAGTGTGTGCCCTACGAGCGCTACAACGAGAAGGGACTACGCCCGATGGCAAGAGGCGACGATAGGGCGCAGAGAAAGTTCACGAAAGATTACGAACAAGCGGAATCCGATCACGCCGCCGGCAAAATTAGTGACACCGAACTAGTAGATAAAACCAGCGCCTCACTAGACAAGTTCGTCAGTAAATGTAGCCACAGTCGTGTTACTGACGGCATTTGCAACAACTGTGGCGACCCGGCCTAAACGCGGGGAGGTCTGGTGGCGAGTACGTGCAAATGCAAGTGTAACGGCGATAATCCAGGCTGTTCATGCGCACGAAACTGTGCGGACTGCACATGCGACGGACGGAAGGGTGCCGAAGGCGGGAGGGTGACGCAAAAAGATCTTGACGTACCTTTGAGCGAGTATTGGAAAGATCGCTACGAGTAATTTCTCAACACGCAATTAACAAGAGGGACGTGCCTCGTCGTGAGATTCGAGGCACGTCCCCCTTTTTGATTAGCTGTAAGGGGTTGAAGCGTTCCGCTGAAGACCACCGAGAACGCCGTTGTATTGCGGCGAATAGCAAACTACGGTACCCAAGAGCGCCAACGAGTAACGGAAGGTCATGTCAATAACGGGCCACGAAATACTCAAGTAGTCCTGAACGTTGTTGACTTCCCACACATTGGACACGTTCGTCCACGGATTGCTCATCGTGTAGCTATTGATGAGCGCGTTACCCTGCGGCATCCACGGGTGAACAAGAATCTTGACCACATCGCGCGTCACGGGGTTAACCAGCGACTCAACTGCCACACCGCCGGTAACCCGAGCCACTTCGCCCTGATTAATCGCCAGTAGGTAGTTGTTGGACGAACCTGACTTGATGATGCTCGCGGACAGGTTTGCGACGTCAGAGCCCTCTGCGACCACTTCCGCCGGGTTGGCCCGGAAGCCACCTGACGTGGTGTACGTGGCGCCGCCGAAACCGGTGGCCGTAGTGCCGCCGTCCCACATGGCGGTCAACGCAGTATTAACCACATCGATGCTCAGAGTCGTACCGACGGACTTGTTGACGTAGCTACCCAAGAATCCACTCGGGTACACGTTATTCGTAGCAGCCCAACCAGAGCTGACGGAGAACATGCCCTCATAGGCGTTAGCCTGACCGGTGCCGGTGTCTGCCGTCGGCGGAGTCGGGCCTGTGGTCGGCAACGCGCCCTGAAGGGTGAATCGCGTGCCACCTACACCAGACGCCATCAAGTGATACGTGCCCGCCGATGCACCCGTGGTGACGTACAGATTAGCGGACAGTCCAGCCAGCGGGGGGGTAATCACAGTCACGTCAACGACCTGACCAGCCGACCACGCGACCGAACCGCCGGTACTCGCGACCGTCTCACCAGTGAAGTTCGTGAACGTCACCTTAACAAAGACGTTGGTCGTCACACCGGACAGCGCGGTTTCATTCGACCCAGCAGTACGAGCAACCAAGGTCGGCGTACCAGGAGTGGTCAGAGTCGTTGCTGTAGAAGCAAGAATCTGGTACTCCTCAGCCAACATGGCTTCCTGCAACAGGATCAGGTTAGCCAGGCCGGCCAGATCTTCGTAACCTTGCGAACTAAACTGCGCGGGCCAACTGACGGACTCTGAGATGCCCTGGAAGCTATAGGGGATATTGAGATCCTGAGCCGCCTGAGAACCGGCCGCAGGCAACTGGTTCGGCCACGTCGAGAACGAACCCCCACCGGGGAATTCACTCATGAACATGAACTTGGGATTACCCGCCGAACCGCCGGTCTGAGAACCCTGAATGCCGACAACCAGCTTGGCACGAATGCTCTCGCCCTGACCCGGAGTACGCTGCAACTTATTGCGCATCGGGGAGAAGAACGGATAGATCAAACGGCTTGGGGCCAGAAGGTTAAACGGAACGAAGCCGGACGCCAGCGGACTAGTCAGGGAGAAGTTCTTCCCCATTTCGGCAGCCATTTGCTGGACAGCGTTGGTGATTTCACCCATCCACGGGGCCACGCCACCATTGGGGCCGTTCATAAACGCAGCGCGGAAGATCTGACCGAACTGCGGAGAAATGGCCTTGGTCACTTCTGCGGGCTTGTGGTATCCCTCCCACGATGCCTTGGCTAGCGCGTCCTGAGCACTGCCCAGACGCTCAATAATCTCGCCGTAGTCGTCAATCGGCTTGTTACCGGTGACGTACCCGACACCCTTAACGAGGTCGGGCTGACGGAAGCAAG